GCTGACCAGCGGCAATGTCGGGCGCCCAGAGATACGAACCATCGGTATCTTTGAGCTTGCGCGTCAAGGTCGTGGTTGCGCGGTTCATGGCCCACACCGCATTCGCGCGGTAGGGAGCCTTGAGGCCGTACAGGGCAGAAATGAGAATATCACCGCCCGATGGAGCCGCAGCAAACGCACCGTTCACGCCCGTATCAAACTGCTCGATAGTGCCGGGAAGAGTGGTGCCGTCGGTGTACGTCAAGAAGCCCCGAGGCTTGTTGATGCCGTTGCCAGTGACAAACGCAGATGCCTCGGTGCGGGCGAATTTGTCCGCGACCTTGGTCGACAACCACGCTTCCATATTGATGGCAGCGTCATCCAGCAACTTCTGCGTGGCTTGTGGCTTTGCAGAGAGTTCATGCGCTGGAATGCGATAGCGGCCAATCTGGGGCGTGTCTGTCTCGGCGCGGGATTCGGTCTCACCGACCCACGATGCACCAGCTTCGTCCAGATCATACAGCCCCTCAAGCGCATCGCTTGAAATGGTTTGCACAGTCGCATAGGCGCGCATGGGCGAGGTTTCGAATACGCGCTGCACGATGCGGCCAGACATATCCGGATAAACGACGTAACCGCCGTCTGGATCAGTGCCGACCGACAAGGCCTTGTGTTCGTCAGGCGTAAAACGCTCTTCGCCTTTGCGCAGGAAGCGCCCAAACGCAGACGAATATTCGCGCATGGCTTTTGCGTCAAAGTCAACCTTGCGGTCACCAGAGACGGACACAGCCCAGTCGCGGGCCTTGGCGTCAAGGTCAACCTCGTTGCCGTTCTGATCTGTCATAACGCGCTGCGAGCGTTTGAATGCCAAGGCAGCGTCGTCGGTAACCTTCTGGTATTTGTCCAGATCGGCCTCGATCTTCGCTAGCTTTTCCTCAAGCAGAGGATCGGCAGCGCCTTTGGTTTCGATTTCTTTCAGCTTTGCGTCATTGGCCGCTTTGAATTCCTCAAAGCCTTTGTTGACGCCTTCCACAGCCTTGATTAGGTCTGCGGGATTGAATTGCTCAGACATTGGCGAAAGCCTCCTGTAATAGTCTGATACGGTCATGCAACGCCTCAAGCGTCGCGGTGTCCGGCTCGACCTCTACATCGTCCCGATGATCGGCTAGGCCCTTGAAACCATCAGCCGCGACGGCTTTAGCTTCGGTCTTGGAAAAACCTGCGTCCCGCAGGGCTTTCTCAAATTCTCTAATTGTGCGGATTGATTTCACGCTTGCGCGCGCCTCATCTAGCATGGGAATAGTCACTGCGGAGATTTCCCACAGTTCGATTTCATCCAAACGGCGAACCCGCCCGCTGCCCTCGGCAGATGCTTGAATTGTGCGGTAGCCGATGCTCAGGCTATCCATCGCGCCCATCCTGTAAAGCGCGATTGCCTCTGCGCCCTTGCCAACCTCTTTCGAGATCCGGCCCCGAACACGCAGCCCGCGCTCGTCCTCTTCGACCTCATCCCAGACGCCGATAGGCTGGCTTATATCGTGCTGCCACAGCATTCGGACCTTGCGCCCAGAGCCAAGCGACTTGCGAAACGCGCCCCGGCTGATAACGTCCATTCCGTTGTCAACCACGTCGAAAACGCTGGCGTAACCCTCAATGGTGCCGTCCTCGTCTGGCTCGCGCTTCAATTCGAAGGCGACTGATTTAGTATGCATTGTCATTTGGTAGCCCTCTAAAATCCGTCGTCCACGATGTAGGAAACGGCGCAGCGGCAGTTGATGCTTGCCCCCGCTGGTAGTGATCTGTCGCCCGGATACATGGCGTCGATGGTGCCGCCCGGTGCTGGCATTTTGAACGGCTCGTCACGCTCGACAATTTGCCCGTCCATGCTCAAGTGGTCGTATTTATCGCCTGCCTCAGCGCCGCGCGTCCGTTTGTCATCGACGGCCAGCCATTCTTTTTTAAGCGTCAGCCCTGTGGACTTAGCCGCCTCATTCGCCCCGTAATTCGCCGCGCCGTGCGTCTCTGTTCGCGCTATTAGAGCGCCGCGCCAGCGTGAGATTGTCGGCACTCGGCGGTTGATGTTCTTTGCTATCTCAGCAACACCAAGGCCCTCTTCCTGCCCGCCCATAATCACCGAGATGATGCTGGTGCGCGTAAACTCCGATATGCTGGTGATGCGCTTCCGTATTGCCTCCGCGCCGATCCATTCCAGTGCGATGCGTTGAAAGAATTCCGCAAAACCCTCTTTCCGCTCGATCTGAAATCCCAGCGCCTTGCCCTGTCCCAAGATGCGCTCGCCGAAAGCCTCGATCATCGTCACGCCAACGGCCAAGAACAGATCCCGGATGCGCCGTTCGTGGTCATCCGGCAGCGCCGGGAAGTTGCCTGTTGCCTCGTATTTGTCGGCCATCTCACGCATGGCACGTGCAATCTCTGCCGCGAATTGCCGTGAAAAGCGCCGATCCGCTGCTGATATGATCCGATTTTGCCGCGCCGCCTCTCTGCGCGGGTCTTGATCGATGAGGCGTCTCACTGTGCCTTGCGATCCAGCGGCGTGACGTTATCGGGATAACCCGCCACACGTGCCAGCGCCTTGATGTCTGTTTCATCCATCGGCAGGGACATATCCAGCGGCAGAAGATTGGCCTGGACTAGCAGCGTGTCACCGCCGGGGACAGGTTCGAAGCCCTTCATTTTGCGGCGTTCGTTTAGTGTCAGATCCTGCGAGGCGTCAGCCATTGCCCACAGAGCCATCCGCTTTTCAACGATTGCGGGAACCTGATCGAGATCGGGCCGGAGTTCCAGCCCCTCGCCAAAGTCGGGCGTGAGCCACTGGTTCCACGCGCCATAGACGCAGCCCAGCAGCGGCAGAACAGTGTCTTCCCAGAATGCCAACCGCGCCTCGGCGTAATTCGAATACGTGTTGTCGCCGGGGATGCCCAACAGTTGCGGGGGAACGCCGAACGCAAGGCAAATGTCCCGCGCGCTGCTATTCTTCTGATCGATTATGCCCATATCAGTTGGCGAAAGGCCCATTTCTTTCCAGTCCAGCCCGCCCTCTAGCAGCATCGGACGGCCCGCGTTATCGCCGCCCTGATACATTTCCTCCAGCGATGCCTTGAGCCTGTTGTATTGATCGTCGGATAGCGGGCTGTCGTTCTGCGAAACAAGCGCCCCGGATGGCCGCGCGCTGTTCTGCAACAGCGATTGCATCCATTTCATCGCTTCATTGTGCTGATCCACGGCATAGGCAGCGGCCTCAACGGGCGACATTCCATACCAATCGTTGACTGGGTTGAAAGTCTTGATCTGCCAGACATCGCTTTCCAGCGTTTCCGGATCAGCATCCCACCTGATCTTGCGCCCGTTCATGTCGTACTCGAACCCGGAAGGCGCGCCAGTGTTTGACGGGATAACCTTCATGCGGTCCGAGCGCAGCACATACAATTCACGCGGCTCGCCAGTCGTCCGGACTTTCTCCTGATACGCATTGCCAGAGAGCATATAAAAGCCCATCAGCGCCGTCATGTATTCCGCCCGGCCCTGCAATGGGTTTGGGTTTTCAATGAGATCAAGCAGTGGGCTTTCCGTCACCTCGACATCACCGCGAAACAGATTGACGGGAACAGACGCGACTGCCTCGGCAATTTTGTTGACTGCCTGATACGCAACCACGTTTAGCTGATAAGCCTCGCGCGCAAGTGCTGTATAATTGCGAGGCGTCCACGCGGGCTGTCCCGGTGTTAGGACAAGCGTCTGCGCGGCAGCGCTGGCCTTGGCCTGCGGTGCCTGCCTGCGGAAAGCGTCAAAGATGCCCATTTATATCCTCACAATGCCCTGACGCGCGGCTCTAGCTGCGTTTTCAGCATCAATTCTGTTAGCGCCCACACCAGAGCGTCAGCCCTGTCTGGCGAGCCTTCGCCAATGTAGCCGTCTGGCCCGATCTGGCACATTTGATCCTCAAGATCCGGTAGCCCGCCTATGTGCGAAACCCGGCCTTGTTCGTATAGCGCCGCGACTGGCTCTGCCCTTGCGACCTTGCCCCGGCTTGCCGTAACCTCTTTATAGCTGGCCGATTTATCTACCGTCCTGATTACATGCTCGACCATAGCGCCGCCAAAGTTGCGCTCTGCCACAATGCGATCCGCGTTAAATTCGTGATATGCTTCCACGGCCCGCCTGCCCCACCCATCTGGCGATAGCTTACACGTGCGATCTGCTAGGACGTATGCGCGGCCATCAACGCCTAGCCCTGCGACCACGATTCCGATGCTGTCCCCGTCATCATCCGCGCCGCTTGTTCCCGATGGGTCAACCGCGACAATCACCCGGCGCATCTCTGGCGCTTCCCTCTTGCGGTGTTCCTCGATCATGGCCCGCGTCCATAGCGCGCCCGGTAGATCGTCGAGTATCTCGGCGTTCAGTTCCTGACGCCCTAGCCTTGTTCCCTCGTATCGGTTGCGGATCTGCTTGAGAAACGATGCCGCGAGATTGCCCGCGTTATCGAATGTTGAGCCGTGCGTGATGACTGTTGCGTCATCCGCCATGATTTCTTTCAGGACCGTGATCGGCCTCGGCGTTGTGGTAACAAGCGCCTGCGGTCTATCGCCGAGACGCAAACCAAATTGCAGCATGTCCCACGTTTCGCGCGCATAGCGCCACTTTGCCAACTCATCGCACCAAGCTGCATCGAATTGCGGCCCGCGTAGCTGTGCGGGCTGTGTCGCGTTGTACCCAAGCGCAATGGCTCCTGTGTGAAACGTGATCTGAACGCCGGGATTGGCGACGATTTTAGGCTTTTGGTGATCAGGGAAAACAGACGCCAGCCCGCTATCCCCAAAGCACATGACTTCGACCAGATCCTTATATGTCTCGCCGATCAGAGCGATCCTCTGCCGCCCTGCGTCGACCTGTTCCTTGACCCACTCCGCCCCGGCCCGCGTTTTACCAAAGCCTCGGCCCGCGTTGATGACCCAAGTGAGCCAATCGCCATCAGGCGCGATCTGTTCCTTGCGCGCCCAAAACCGCCAATCGTATTCGAGCGCCTCTAATTCGTCGTCAGTCAGATCCGCCAGTATCGCCTGCCGGATCGCTGGCGGCTGCGAGGCGAGATAGCTTGCTGTTGATCCGCTCAAGTGCGCTTGCCCCCGCCATACTGCCGTCGCTGCTGGTGTTGTCGATCACGTTGGTTTCTTTCCACCCGGCCCGCGTCTTCATCCAGAATATCATTGCCGCCGTGTCGCCGCCTTTGGCTTTGTTGAACAGCGCCCCGCCCACCGTGGCGTTTGCCTTGGCCGTCGATAGATCCAACTCGGTCCTGTAATGCTTGCGCAGCGTCTTTGCCCCGATGCCGATGATCTGCGCGATCAACTCTTGGTCTGTCCCTACTGTGGCGTGAAGCTGCACCGTCTGCCGGGTTAGGTCCGTCGGCTTATGGGTTGGGCTTGGCATTGTCCGGCCTCAAACTTTTTCGCATATTTGCGATTTAACTGTTGATTGCGTGTCGCATATTTGCTATGGTAAGGCATAGCAAGGGAGAAACGAACATGCCAAAGGTTACCGTAGACCACAGCGCCCACATAGCCAGCCACGGCAAGCCCGCCAAAAGCAAAGGCTGCTGGGTTTTCGCCGCGACCCGCAACGCAGATGTTGACGATATGTTTTTCGACCGCGAGTTCCGCACCGTCGCGCAGTCAGCCAAAGCAGCCGCCGCGCACTTCAACGTCACAACCGTTTTCGTCCAGCCTTAACCCAACCTCAGAAGGAACGAACCAATGACTTTTTACGTGACGATGACCGACAAATTTATGAGCGGCTGGGGCGGAGCCAGCAAGCGCAAGTCCAAGTATGTAGTCGAGTGCGAAAACTACGATCAAGCCGAACAGGTCGAGCGCGTTGCAAAGACTATGCGTAGCGAAATGGCCTATGTGAACATCACGTCGCGGAAACCCTCATGGCCCGCTCGCACTCACCAAACTACTACCAAGGCTTTCGCAGATCTTGGCGGTGTTTGGTTGAAGGGGTGGAAATGACTGCCGCCGAATTCATAGCCCTTCACCAGCGCCTCGGCATTAGCCGGGGTGAACTCTGCCGCCGTATCGGGATAGC